CGCTTATGCTCTGTGCAAAGAGTATACCGAGCGGTATGGCAAGGTTCATTCGTCGGAGGACTTGATCAAAAAGTTGCGTCGTGTGCCGAATGCACTGTCGGTGATATTTCCACACTCGATGACAAATTTTGCTCAAGCGATGCCCGATAAATATAAAGTTAAAGATAATGCTGTTCAAGCGTATCGAAATTACTATAATGGTGAAAAAGGTTATTTTGCAAAGTGGCCGGACGGTAAAACTCCCGATTGGTGGGATCCGGTCCAGAATTTGATGACAGTATAGGAGGTTATTATGTTTAGAGACAAATACTTGGTTACATGTTTGCTTATTGCAGGAATCGCTGTCGGTCTTATCGAAGATCGAATCGAATATACCCTTGTTTCTGCGGTGTTTTTGATCGGTATGCTCTTGTTTGAGCGTGTGCATCGTGACATCGACATCATGAACGATAATGTTCTCAGACATGTTGATGATGAAGTTCGTGGTCTACAAAACTCGATTGATGATCTGTATCGTCAACAATGAGTGAAACCGATTATCCAACCCAATCAAACTTTCAATCAGAAAGCACTGCTTCTGGCAAAGAGTTTGAAGATTTAGTAAATGAAGATTTGCTAAGTCGTGGGTACACCATACTCGGCAACAATGTTAAAATACCTGAAGTTGGAATCAATGTAGATTATATTGCCGAAAAGAACGGGGTTGTCGAGTATGGTGAGGATAAAGGTGGAAAGGCTGGGAATAAAAAACGTCCCGGCGCACAACGAACAGACAATGTGAAAAAAGCCATCTGCAACGGTGCTTTGTTGAAAACAAAATACCCAAACGCAAACTATGTTATTTACTTTTCAGCAAAGCCCAAGAAGGGAAAGTCCTCGGATCTTATGATTAACACTGCGATTGCCGCTGGTTATGTGGATGAGATCCGATACTTGGAGTATAAAGAAAATGATTCTTTGTCTTTTACTTTGGAATAGATTGATGGTGGCAACTGATTGTCCAAAGATAGCGATATGCCAACGTAGCACAACGGTAGTGCAGTTCACTTGTAATGAACAGGTTGCTGGTTCAAATCCAGTCGTTGGCTTTTAGGGGGGTAACATGGCAGGAAAAGGTGACGCATACAGAAAAGTTGATAAAAAGAAGTGGGATGCAAACTGGGATCTTGCCTTCGGTAAGTCCAAAAAGATTAAGCCTCAAGGCAAAAAGACCATAAATACCCAAAAGGGGAAAAAGAATGCTTAAATTATCCGAATGGACTGAAATCAATGAGATGGCATACTCTCACAATGCAGACAAACTTGAATTTCAATTTCGTGGACCTTTGAGATCGGGCACCAAAATTGGGGACACTGGTCTTGATGCTCACCTAAGTCACAGCGGTGGATCTCATGGTCTTGAGATTGGAATGGATAATAAAGACTTTCACCAAATATATGTTAAGTACGATAGTCATGCAGGTTGGCACGCAGCACACAGAAACCCTGTAATTCACAAATACATTAACGGTGGAATGCACCTTGTTGGTTCAAGAAAAACAACTCTTGGTGGTCACTTAACAGATCATTATGGTCATGGGCACAAGGATATAAAGCGAACTGAGTTTAATCATAGACTCGGACAAACGGATAAAAGATCATACACTGCCGCTGCGGCAGCAGTCCAAGACGGCGGTAAATTTTCAGTCTCAAACATTCCCGACTCCATTATTCGACAATCATACAAATCAGTTGGGAAAGATTATGTTTACATGAAAAATAAAGGTCTTTTCCGAACAGGTGCTGATGTTGCAAACTTAGGTGTCCCTTTGTTGTCAACACACGCTGGTTCATCTGGGTTTGTTCTTAACATGCGACCGAAGCCGGGTAAAAGAAACAATGAGGGTTTCAGACACCACAATGCCGTTGGTCAAATTAAACTTGAATCAAATAAGGCTCTTAAAACACACGAAGCGACAAGAACACCAGAGCAAGCGATTGCACATCTTAAGAGCAGGGGAGTAAAAGTTGGCAGCGAACGTGGTGGCACACCTGCTTCACACATCGCTTCACATCAAGCAGAAAATAATGTTGATTTGAGTCATATGGATCACTTGCATATTAATAAACACGCTTAATACACAAGGTTTGTAATGTTAATTTATCGTAATGAATTTTGCCCAATATCGTCATATCCATCGTATCCACCGTATGCAGACGGAGCATATCTCGAAGATTATTTTCTAACCCGTTTCTTTGCGGAGGGTGAGCAAAACAATTACGAGAGAAAAGCACTACCGATTATTTGGACGACCATCTACAATGAAAAGGGCATTCGGCTTGATGATCTTGATAGGTTGCAACAAGTTCTGAGGGGCATAGATCAAACACAAAAATATTTTACTGTTGCCCAACACGACGACGCACCGAGACACCATTTACCACCTAATACAAAGGTGTTTTCGGCTGGTGGTAGAGTCAAGGGTGAACACATCATACCAGTTCCTTTGATTTGTTCTCCAATACCCAAAAATTATATTCCCTCAACACAAAAAAATATTCTTGCGTCATTCGTTGGTTCAGAAACACATGAACTTCGGAAAAAAACAATTGAACATTTTTGGGACAAGTCTGATGTGGAAGTTGGTTCAAGAGCATGGGACATTAACGTCCCAGAGGAACAATTTAAACATTTCATCGAAACGACGAGTCGAAGTGAATTTTGTCTCGCACCAAGAGGTTACGGACCAACAAGTTTTAGGATGTATGAAGCGATGCAAATGAATTCAATTCCAGTCTATATTTCAGACGATCATTATCTTCCTTGGGAAGATGAACTTGACTGGAGAAAATTTTGTGTTATAGTAAACCCAGATGAAATTTGCTCTTTGTATGATAGATTGAAGTCGATGTCTCAAGAGACAAAAGATAACATGCGTGAGGAAATGAATAAAGTGTATCGTTCGCACTTTACTCTTGATGCGGTTTACAAAAATATTTTAAAACGACTTGATTGAAAGGTAACGATGGAAGAAAATACAGAATACTATCCAACAGTGGTAGAAATTGATGGTGTTTACTTTGATGTTCTTCTCACCAGAGAGGATATCAAAGCAGGTTCTCAACGGGCAATTGATTATCCAAACTTAGTTCCTGCTCGGGCACAATGTGTGTATTGTGAACAGAAAGAGCAGTATTGTTCTACATGGCAAAAAATTATGGGCAACTGCCCGAAAGGTGTGACACATGGCATTTAAATTATTTAATCTTATCTCCGGTCAGGAGTGTCTTGCCGATATTGAAGAGGAAACAAAAACCTCTTATATCTGTAAATCTATTCTTCAGTTGATTCCTGATCCACAACAAGGTGGTGTTGCGATGATCGGATTCCCTATGTTTAAAGAGGGTTCTGGAACGACAGAAATTGGAAAAGATAAACTTATTTGTGTAAGTGAGCCTTTACAAGAGTTGATTAATCAGTATAATCAACAAACAGGAACGGGTATCGTGACCCCTCCAAAACAAGGTTTAACTTTAACGAAGTGATATTATGGCAAGAACATCAACACAACAACAAGCCCACGTTCAAGGTCTCTTGAAAGGTGGAAAAACAAAGAAGCGTAAAAACAAAGCAAAAGCAAGCCGCTCCAGAACATCACGTTCCGGTAATGGTTCGAGACTGAAGTATTAATCTTCTGCTCTCGTAGCATAATTGGACAATGCAACTGACTTCTAATCAGTAGATTGCAGGTTCGAGTCCTGCCGAGAGCGTTTGTCGCAAAAGATATACACAGGTATTGTTTTCCGACATTAAAATAAAAAATACATAATTGTGCTAAACTGGCTTAAAAAGTGGCACAAGGAGAAACACATGAGTTATAGCGTCGGACAACAAGTTTACTGCAAAGAATCAAACAGACAAGCAACAGTTGTTTCAATCAACGAAGAGACTGTTACCATTCAGTATAAAGTGTCTGGTGAGGTTGTTGAAGTTACCCAAGGACAGATTTCACAATTGCTTCTCGGTCATAACGACTATTCAAACCAAACCTTTATTCAAGACTAATCAGGTCCCATAGCCCAATGGCAGAGGCAGTGGACTTAAAATCCATCCAGTCCGAGTTCGAGTCTCGGTGGGACTATTATAAATACGGGTATGAAGAGATTCCTTGAATTCATATCCGAGAACTGGACTGAAGCGACACCCGATCAACAGCGGTGGGCATCGAAGAAATTCGTGTATCATATCACGACCCCTGAGCGTGCCGAAAAGATCAAGAAAACAGGGTTAAAACCATCAAAAAAATCTAAAGGTAAGTTTGGTGCCAAGAGTGATTACAAACGGAGAACTACAGAGCCAAGAGCGTTTGTTACGAGTAGTAGGGCATTAGATTACTGGACTGGTGCCGTTGCTCAGGCTCTTAATGTTGGTGAAGAGGGAATAACGGTTCTTAAGTATCCCGTTCAAAATATACCCAAAAATATTCGTCGAAAAATGGAACTTGATGACGATGGATCTAGGGATGCAATGCCTCTGCGTGCTAAAACACGATTAAGACCCGCATATGAGATAACAAGAACTCTTGGTGGCAAGAGAAGGAGAAAAAAGTAATGGCAGATTTTAATCACGATATTCCAGAAGAGTATCTAGATGACAGTTTTGATTTTGGATTCACCGCAGCGGACGATGGTGATCTGAACGAACTTCTTGAACTTGATGCTTCTAAGACAACCCCCGATGAGATTGCAGCGATCAAGAGTCAACTCGATTTGATTCTTGAAATGAACTCGACTTGCGAGGGTGCAAACCAAGTCAAAGCACAATATGACGAACTTCTCAAAGCCAAACTTCTTGAGATCGAGCGTGCCGTTGTTCCCTTGCTTTTGAACCTGAAGAAGAACAAAGCCAAGGACTACATACACTGGCCTGGCAAACAACGGGAAGCCCAGTGTGATCTTCAGATTCAAAAAGTTCTAGGAATGACAAGAAGCGGATTATGAAGTTTAGAGATTTCTCACTTGCAGAAGAAAAGAACGACACTGCCGTCATGACATTCGGTAGGTTCCAGCCTATCACATCGGCACACGAAACTCTCATCAAGCAAGTTGGAAGTCTGGCAAAAGAGAAAGGGGCACATCCCTTTGTTTTCACCAGCCGAAAAAGCGGTGACAAAAAGAATCCTTTAGATTTTAATACAAAGTCCGATATGCTCCGAAAGCACTATGGAGTCAACGTTCCCGACTCGGAAGAAATCAACAATCCATTTCAAGCGGCACAACATTTAGGCAAACTCGGATACAAAAATGTTCACTTGGTGCTTGGTGGTGATCGTGTCAAAGACATCGGTGGCATGATTAAGAAATACATGGGACACGAGGATCCAGAGAAAAGAATCAACATATCAAACCTGACTTTGCACTCCGCAGGTGAGCGTGATGCAAACCCAGTCTCAGGCACCGCTGTAAGAGCAGCAGCACGCTCAGGCAACGTCAAGGAGTTTCAGCGAATGATTGCCCCCTCTCTCGGTAAGGAGTCCACAGAGACGATCTACAGGGTGTTACGGGGAGAGCAGCAATTAGGTGAATCACTGGACAAACCATTCCCTACAACATATAAAACAAGAACAATTTCTGGTCGTAAGCGTCACTATTATAATTTTGAAGTGACACCAAGGAAGCCCGAAAGCAAAATTGATAAACTTTCAGATCCCAAAAAAGGCACAATAGAGTTTCTTCCGGCTGTTGATGCGTCAGGAAATCCTACTAAGAAGGGACATGTTGAATTGTCTTTTGATATAGATGGTGACATGCATACAACTGGAGGAGGAAGTGCAGGAGGAGTCTTCTCCACGGTCAAAAGTGCTGTTAAAGATTTTATGAAAAATAATCCAGATACAAAGGTTCTTAAGGCTAACATAATGCCCGGTGATCAGTATAAGAGAGATTTGGATGACAATGTAGTTACAGACAAAGACGGAAAACCTGTTTTTAGTGGAAGAGCAAAACTTTACAAGCGTCTTGGAAATTATTTCGGCAAAGAATATGGATTTGATGTTGATGTTGATATGGATGGAGGATACTTTAAGGCAACACGAAAAATAGATGAATCGCTGGATAAACCATTCCCTATAACATATAGATCGAAAGAAAAGTTGGATGGTGGTAAGCGACATTATTTTGATTTTGAAGTGCCACCAATTGACACTAAAAGCAGACTTCCTCAACTTTCAAAACCCACGAAAGGTAAAGTTGAATTTAATCCGAGCCGACTGTCCAGTCGTGAAGCGGCTAAGAAAGGACATTATGAGGTATCTTTTGATGTGGGTGGTGAAACCAAGACAACTGGAAAAGGTAACGCAGGAAGAATTTTATCAACGGTCAAAAGTGCTGTTAAACAGTTTATGAAAATGAAGCCAGATGCAAAGAGTTTTAATGCTATCATAATAGACAGTGATCAGTTTAAGAAAGATTCGGATGGCAATATCGTAAAAGACAAAGACGGAAAATTCATTCCTAGTGGAAGAGCAAAACTTTACAAGCGTCTTGCAAATCATTTTGCCAAAGAATATGGATTTGATGTTGATATTAACATGAAGCAAGGACGCTTTAGGGGAACACGAAAAGGAGAAACCCCAGTTGACACAAGTAGTAGTATTCCGGCTAACTTGAGACCTTCCTCCGCATTTGCTGAATCACTGGACAATCCCTTTCCCACGACATATACGAAAGACAGATTGTATGGTGACATAGAGCATCACTATGGTTTTGAAATTCCAGCAGAGGGGGAGCAAAAAAAAGTTAAGAAGGGCAAAGTAATGTTTTCTCAGGCATTCGGCAGGGGACGAGGACATTACGATTTAGCATTTGATGTGGATGATCAAAGCACCCCGACTGGAGCAGGAAACACAACAAAAATTTTCTCAACGGTTTTAAGTGCTGTTGATCAACACATGAAAAAATATCCAAAAACAAAGGGTATTGAGGCTCTCATACCGGCGGATCTAGAGCATAAGAGAGATGATCGAACTGGGGAAATTATCAGAGATGAAAGCGGAAAACCTGTTCGGAGCGGAAGATCAAAACTTTACACAAGACTTGCAAACCAATTGGGCAAAAAATATGGATTTGATGTTGAAGTTGATGCCGACGGAGGGGGATTCAGGGGGACAAGAAAAAAAGCCCCCAAATTGGCTGAAGAGGTAAAGAGGGATCCAAACAGAACAGGACCAAGAACTGGTCTTGGATCGACTAAGTTCATCGGTGTTCCAGATCCAAAGACTGGTAAGATTAAAATTAGACATGTCTTTGCAAATGAACCTTTACCAGATGATATTAAAAAGGCATTACAAAAAGAAGAAGCAAACCCAAGAATCCCACGGAAAGAAGGTCAACCCGCAAAATCCAAAAAGCATTCCGATCTCTACACCGACGAGGATCCAAAAGGCACAATCCACGGTCTTGGCTTCAAGAATGCCTCAGTTGCAAGAGCATCTGTGAAAAAGATCGAGTCGTCGAGCAGATCCCATGCACATAAAATACAAGCCGCTGTTGCGATGGAGCAGCGAGCAAGAGTAGCAAATAAAGATGCTGCTGCTGCAATTTACAGAAGATATATTGACAGAAACAAAAAATCAAAGTAAACTATTACCATGAATGGAAAGCATCTTCTAGTTAACGGTAAGGATGTAAGTGCAGATGTCGATGACGAATCTCTGTGGAGAGAAGTCTTCGACAAAACTGTTAGCACAACCAAGACAACTAAAATGCGTGACTTCGATCTTGTCAAGTTTCCAGAAAAAGGTGTGACGGCTTTTCTTGTTCTTGGTGAGTCTCACATCTCTGTTCACACATACCCCGAAGATAACGCTTACTACTTCGATGTTTTTTCTTGCAAAGATTTTAATGTGACAAAGGTTGTTCGGATTCTTTTGGACACGTTTGGAAATCACGACATGGAGTATGAGTTTTTACAGCGATGAACTATGTGAGCAAGAAACAATTTTTGGGGAGAGAAACATGGGGACTTTCTACCTGTGTGGATCTATACAATTGCAATTACCGAATCAAGCACGCTGACGAGATCGAGCGATATGTTGTGGAACTCTGTGACTTGATCGGCATGAAAAGATTCGGTCCATGTAACGTCATTCACTTTGGAGAGGATCCGAAGGTGGAGGGGTTCTCCATGACGCAGTTGATCGAAACGTCTTTGATCTCCGGTCACTTTGCAAATAAAACATGGACAGCGTATTTGGATATCTTTAGTTGCAAGTGGTATGATCAAAGAGTGGTCGAAGCATTTAGCAAAGAATTTTTTGGAGCAGATAAATCTGAATGTAAGGTGAATATTCGGCAATGAAAATTACAGATAGTTGGGATGAGGCACTTGGAAGAACGATTTCAATTGACGGTGAGTTAATCAAAGAGGTTCAGTCCAAATACCAAAACATTAAAGTCTATGATACAAAGTCTTTTGGTAAACTTTTGCAACTCGATGGTGTGATTCAACTCACCGAGTTTGACGAAGCAAACTACCATGAGATGTTCGCACATGTTCCCTTGACATCACATGAAAAACCAGAGCGTGTTCTGGTGATCGGTGGTGGTGACGGTGGCATTGTTCGTGAGGTTGCAAAGCACAAGAATGTTACAAAGATTGATTTGGTCGAGATCGACGAAGAGGTTATCAAAATCTCTGACGAATACTTTCCGAACATCTCATCTGGCTTCAGAGATCCTAGAGTAACGATTCATTTCGACGATGGTGCAGAATACATTGAGAACTTAGAGTTTCAGTATGATGTTATTCTCATTGATTCGACCGATCCGTTTAGTGTGGGTGCGTCTTTGTTCACAGAAAAATTTTATGAACAACTCACTCAAGCGATTCGTGAACACGGAATGATTGTGTCTCAGTCTGAAAGCATGTTCTACAATGCGGACATGATTTCTGACATGAAGAAATTTAAGACTAAATACTTTGGATCTGTTAAGTATTATTACACTATGGTTCCGACATATCCTTCGGGAACAATCGGTTTTCAAATTTGCTCTGATGGTCATTATAGCCCGTTCCACCCAAATGGAAATTACCGACACGGAACTCTAGGATATGATTTGGGTGATCTCAAGTATTACAATGCTGGGATTCACGTTGGAAGTTTTCTTTTACCGAATGGGGTTAAACAATGGCACACATGATTGCAAATATACCGAATCAAAAAGTCTGGGTTCGCAAAGAATATCTTCAAGATGGACAGAGCGGACACGGTGAATTTGTAGAGGGTCATTGGGTCACGGCAAAGAGTTTGCCTGGCAGAGCATTTTATTTTGAAACTTATTTGCCAGAGTATGGTGCGTTGTATGACAAACTGCCCATCTCTGCTTTTGTTTCTGATCCAGAGAAACCTGAACTGGATCTTGGACTTCAAGACTTGCAATTCTGGAACTGCATGGACTATGGTGTGACTGCCATTTACAAACAGTTTATCGGTAGTATGGACTTTGAAATCTTCACACGATCACACAAGATCGTAAAAGCCGAATATCTCTTCACGCTCGACAACTACCACATTCACACAGATGAAATTGATTCTAGCACGGCTGAAATTCCAGAAGAACATAAGTCGTTTAATTGTCTCAAACTTGAGAACGGTCAGTTTGCCTTATACCCAAACAATCGAATGCGAGTGTATGACAACTCTCTTACTCCCAAGAATCCGAAGCAACCTGACTTCAAGGTTAGCACGGAATTTTATCAAGTCGAAAACGGCTTTGAATATCGTTTAGGTGATACTGAAGAATATTTTTGGAAAACAAAGGATTAAGTTATGAAAGTGAAAAACACAAATGCCCATCGTGCGGCAGACAGAGAATACTTTTTTGCCACCCATGTCAAATCTGAAGCGGGTGCAGGTGAAGATGATGTCGTGATGCTTTTGCTCACGGACAAAGAACTCGAACGGGCCGCAAAGCGTGCCGACAAAAATAAAGAGGACCTGCCGAAATATTTTGCCATCGTCCAAGGTTCGACCGAGCCAATTGTCAAAGAAGAGCCAGTTTGTCTCGATGACAAGGATGTAGCGAAACCAGCGAAACCAGCGGAATCTAAGGGATTCTTTGGATGGTTGATGGGTGATTGAATCTTGACATGGACTCAAATTCTGCTATAATACCCGTATGGCAAAACGAGTCTTAGGAGTGTCTAGTGCAAACAATTTCTGTCAAACATGGGATCTACAACATCCATAAACATTTGTGCTACCGTGAACTTTCCGAGTCTGCGGTTGGTTGGTTTTTAGACAAACACAGGTTGTCTGATACTTGTGTTCTTGTCAATCTTCAAACCTCTAAGCATCTCGACTGCTGGGGAACTTGTCACAAAGGTGACATCGTTGATTATGTTGTTAACGTTGCCACGGATCAAAGCATCCGTGATTTTCTTGCAACTCTGATGCACGAACTTGTTCACGTTCTCCAATGGGAGCGTGGGACTTGGGAAGGTGACGGAGAAGAAGAGGCAGAGAAGAAACAATACAAACTCGCAGACAAGTTTTGGAAGGAGGGGATGTTATGATGGGATTATTGCTTTTTGCATTGGGTGGCTTTACACTCGGTCTTATTCTGGGCATATGCCTTGGTTCTGGTTTAGTTGATGATTGGAGTCGAAGATGAACTGTATTGATTGTGGTGAAAAAATTCCTGAGATTCGACTTGAAGCGAATCCCGATACAGACTATTGTGTTGGGTGTGTTGACAAACACATTCCCAAAGTCCGTGGTTACATGATCTATGGTCATAAGACTGCGGGTGAAATTGTTATTGCGAAGGGTAAAGAAAATATCCGTCGTTTGGAAAGAGAATATCATAGGAGTCGATAATGGCAAACAGCAAACAAACAGTCGTGAAAGCAAAGCACCGCAAAAGAAAGAATCGAAAGCGTGATCGTCGCATCGAAGAACTGCGAAACGCAAAGAAGAAAACTCTTCGTCAAATGAAAAACGAAGGTGGACTTCCAAAAGTTTTGGAGGAGTTGATCTGATGTATGGGCTTTGGCACAACGAATTGAACAAGTGGATGATTGACAGTTTCAATCATGAAACACAGGAAGAAGATGTTGCTCTTTTTAAATCAAAGAAAGAGGCACTCGAAGAAGCCGATATTATCAATCGTGAGTGGTCAAAGCGAAACGGAAAGATGGTGATGAAAAAAACCGAAGAAGTAAAAGTCAAGCAGTATCGAAAGGCAAAGAAATGAACCAATACCGATTACACATTGATATTCCACTTGGCACGAACGAGGAAGAGGCAAAGAAGATTGCTCGCAACTTTGTTCAGTCTCACCTTGACTTCACAAACACTTCTAGCGATGGTGTCAAAGAAGTAAACTACCGACTCGGACACGATGAGGATCGGCAGAAATCAAACTATCTCGACATCAACGAAAACGGTCACTGTAGTAATAAAAAACTTCGCATCAATTATGCGTGACACAAACAAATGGAATAAAGAAAACCCAGAACTAAAGAAGCGATTCGATAGGGACTGGAACTACCGAAGAAAATTCGGTGCTTCAATGATGGAGCAGTTTGGTGTTGAAGGAATCGAGGGGTATGAATTTCTTTGTGAACGTCAAAACCACACCTGTCCATTGTGTAAGAAAACGGAAGAAGAGATTCTTCACGAAGCAGCAGAGAACAGAAAGCGAAAAGGACTTGCACCAGTGAAGTATTCGATGCCAGCATTTGTTCATGATCATTGTCACAAAACAAATAAGGTTCGAGGGTTGATTTGTTCAGGATGTAATACTATGATTGGTGGATATGAAAACGCAATTTCACAACTTGGAGAGGAAACTCTCAGAGATTATTTGAATGATTGATAAAAAGCGAAAAATAGAATTAGTGCTATGTTCCATGACTATCTTATTTGGGATAAGTTTGTTGGCGCTGATATGGCACGCAAGTTCCTTATGAGCGGAGTCTGCAAGAATCTTCAAAAAAGCATATGATGAGGCTAGACATAACTCAACTTATCGTGTAATGTATGCAAACTGGAAAGCATATGAAAGCGCCGTGGGAGGAATTGGCATTTCTCAGGACGACTTATAATCGTGCAAACTTGGTTCGATTCCAAGACGGCGTATTGTAGAGCGTATACATACTCTACTGTTTTAAAACATGTTTTAATCGTTTTTTGTAAAGGAGAAGGCCATGGCCGAAGAAATTGTAAAGAGAGCATTTCTCAACAAAACCCCCGCTAGAGAAGACTTCTTTGTTTTCTCTGTCTCGAACATCGTTGATGTTCTCCCCGGACAAGTTATCACCGAAGATCAGGTGAAACAACTTTTCGCAGATGGTGTCGATGTCACCATTAACCTTCCGATGCCTCCCCCCGGCGGTCAAGCACCACCAGCAGGTGGTCCTCAATTCCGTGAAGTTCAACCCACGGGAGAAAAGAAGCCTTGCACCACTTGTGGTAAGAAAAAGGCTGCTGCCGAAAACATTGTTCAAGAAGAGGCCTCCGCTGAGGTTACTGAAGTCACTGAGTGATTTCAAAAAACATCAAAGTAAGAAAGGGAGCCTTTTGGCTCCCTTTTTTAGTAGGAATATCCTCCACCACCCGATGAAGGTGGGGCCCCACCCGATGAAGGTGACGGTGGTGGACTTGTAGAGAAAGAAGGATCCTCAGTTCTACAGTGTATAGCGTACGCATCTATCACAAGTGGGTTGGAACGACATGAACTTTTTACATTATCACAGTAAGGACTTTCACTTGGCTTGCGATCTGGATAATGTTTTATCCAACACTGATGTTTTTTCAATTGTGTGTCACATTCTACATTAACATTACTACCTTTTGGTGGAAGAGGAGAATTTGAAACACACTCCGTACACTCTTGGAAAGAATTCGTTGAGTTTGCACATTCTCTTGGATCATATGAAGCAACATTCACCGTTAATCTTGAGTCTTCGAGTTCTGGTGGTGCTTCAGTGAGATAGTAATTTTCATCACCATCTCTAGTTCTCATGTCGAGTGGTTTGGTGTATTGTATGACAGGCTCTTCGGGTTTGGTTGGTGTTAAAGTTGAACCAACTTGAAGAACAAAAACGTTTGGATCGTTCGGATCGTAATCACCTAAAATATCATCTGGATCATCATCTGGTCCATACAGAACAAGAACAGGATTATTTGTTTCGATGTTGGTGAAGAAACTACATGGCTGAGGAACTGCGTCACATTTATAGAAACAGTTTCCGCAACCAGAGCAATATGGAACAGGGGTACATCTACCACCATCAATATTACATTGGAGCCACTTTGGTTTTTTGTCACACTTCCAATAGTAGTTTGCCCCACCCGTGGGATCTACCTTGTGTTTGTGGTTGTTCACTCCCAACTGAAGACACATTTTTTGTAACTCTTTTCTAGTTTTGTTGTCTGGAGTTGCAGAGGGATATGTTGTGCCTTCACAGAAACAACTTTTAAATTGTGGATCATTCCATCCACCTGCCCATGCAGGGGAAAGTGCCTGCTTACAAAAAGTTGACTCCTTACCATCTCTACCGATTGCATCCGGTCCATTTCCAGAACATCCAGAGAGTCCTCTATATCCTTTTTCCCACGGATCTATGCTGCATTGATAGTCGTCTTTTTGTCTGTTCCACATTGTCCATAAAGCACACTCACGGCACTTAAAAGATTCAATACCTGCTTCTGCAAACATTAAACACTTACAGCATTTCATTTGCTCATCGACCCATTTAAGGAATTTGTCTTTTGGTGAGAATGGAGGTCTTTCTTCATCTGTTGGTGGTAGACACTCTCTGGTTCCAGTCGGTAAATCGCTGGGCAGGGTTGTCTCCATGGCAATTGGAATAGAATTATCAGTAACATTCAATGTTTTTGTTGTCGTGTTTCCAATGAAAACTATTTTTGCATTTTCTCGACCGGGACGACCAAAATGTGAAACACCTATGATAAGAGGTCTATTTTGACCTTCGGGTATAAGTGAGATGTCTGCTCCTATCATTGAAGGATCCGATATATCGAGTCTATATCTTTGTGTTGCTTGAACGGTTATCTGTGTCGATGTTCTATCATTTAGAATAAGTTGTCCATTGACTTTTTTAACAACAATATCCTCAAAGAAATAATCAAGATTTGCAATTGATGTTTGTGTTGATGATTTTGGCTGTTGTAATTGTATCTGTCTGGTTTCATTTTGTCTTTGAATTGGTGGATCAATGTCTTCTAAGTTTTCATCGGGTATAGTTGCAACACTGAAAGTTTTTGGACATTTAGGACACGAATTCCCATTAAAAGGTGCCGATATTAATCCCTCGGTTGTTCCTTCAATGAAAGTGTAGTTTAAATTTTCTCTTCTTGATTTTGCAAGACCGTAAAATTCAAAACCATTTTCACATTCGACAAGTTGACCGCTTTCAATATACGATGATGTTGTGGGGTTAAATGCTGCCGACTTTGCGTAAAAACAATTAGTTCCCGGCTTTGGTGATCCCTCGGTTGATTGTTTAAAGACGGAGAGTGTAACGGGACTTCCCACTAAATCTAAATCTGGAACAGGACGATTTAATTTAAGAATTTCTGTTCCGTCATTTTCAACGACAATTGATTTTACTTCATACAAACGATCTTTCGATATGTTGGTGTTTCCGGCAGAAATTTTTATGAAGTCGCCGGGAACGATCCCTGACCGTGAGAATGACTCAGATGAGTTTACACCGAGGTGGTTTATTACTTGATATTCTTCGGAAGTTTCTGGTGGGAGAGTTATACCAATGAAAGGAACTTTATTAAAAAAGTTTGATCTGTAAACTTTAACATCTGGACTAAATGTTATCCCTGTGGGTGTTGCTTTTATTTTATGATCACCCACTAAATTTTTGAACGAATAACTGCCATTGAAATCCGCTCTAACATCTCTAATTTTATCATCGTAATTTGCGTTCGATATTGTAAAAGACGCTCCTGTTTTTTTCGATTGAAAAATTGTTGTGAGTTCTTCAAGATCAGCAGGATTGTTTGTGGACGAATAATCAATAATAATATCACTACCCGAAACTATAAAGTTTGGGGTGGCACTTATTTGCCTTCTGTCGAATCTATTAAGATCAGATGTAGTGAATTCGAGTCCATAGAAAGAGTCAGTCGAATATCTTTGAAGTTTCGACTTCCTTTTCGGTGACTCTCTTCGCTCTTTATCCATATCAAGAACCTATGTAATAAACTTGTTGACGGCCGCTCACGGAGCGAACATAAATTTTTCCTGCGTTATCAATATTTAGGTAACAAGAATCACCCGGCTCCAGTACATAACCTGCCGACGAAGAGTTCGTGAGCCGGAATCCACCAACATAAATTGAGTCGGTGTTGTCTATACTCGCTTTAATTTTGATTCCACTCTTTACGGCAGCGTTTGCAACGATTTGAGTAGCGACAGTGGAAACTGTTTTGGATCCAGAAAGTAATGTTTCTGGTTGTGATGATTCAGAAACTGTAACTTTAAAGTTTCCGGTGGAAAGATCATTTCTAATCAGAGGAATCGAATCAGAGTTTGTGCTGATGTTCGACAAGTTAGTGATGAGAGGTTTTGATGATGACTCAAGAGATGTAATCAAGTCGGTATCATTAATGTCCATATTACCACTAAACGAAACAGGAAGTGCCGATGGTGCTGTGACTCGAACTGCACCATCGTACTGTCCTCGAACGATAACAGGATCGTGACCAGAACCAGCAGTAAATCCTTGGATTCTCAGGGGTGGTTCTGCTGCGTTTGTGACACCGTGAGTAGATGCGACGTTTACAGAAAATGTAAGTCCAGATCCGATATTAGTTACTGCAACTTTGAGAGCATCTCCGGAGAATCCTGCTGATCCACCGTCGATGGATCTATAAAGAACAGATTTGATTGTCTTTTCACCATCCGAGCCGAACACTTTGATACTGTCAGTCGCAGAGAGAATGGTTCTACCACCAGAGGCAACAACAGAACCAGTTACCTCAATAGAATCTGTGAGGTGTGAAAAATGTCTGCCACCAGTGATTCGGACTGGAGCAAAGGTTCCACTAAATCCGTCTGTCCCGCTAAGACCTCGAACGAACATCCCTTCAGTGTTTTCACGAATTGAAATCGTACCCGTAACACCGACCGGAATACCACTTACTATACCCTGAATGTGACCTGTGATTCCAACAGGATCACCCGAAGTGGATCCGGCAACCTTAATGAAATTATGATTTGTTGCAAATGTCCCACCACCTGATGGAAGTTCACCAAAGTTTCCGATAGCGACTCCACCCGTAATTCCAACTTCACCAGTTACACCCGTGAGTGATTGATAACTTTGGATGGTAATGGGGAGTGGGTCGCTAGAAGAAACACGAGTAGTAGCGGTGTTGTCCCCGAATGCAATTTTCTGAATTGGAACATGGGCGCTTGTCATACCGACACCAGACAAAGCAAAGTCTGTTGCCATATTTGCGGTGTTTCCGCTGATGTCGATAATTATGTTAGATCCTGTGTCGGGCATTTAAAACTCCATAAATAGAAGGGTATTGACTTATTCCTTAAAGGGAGGTATACTTCTTTGTATGATATTTAGCGAAAAAGACCAAGAAAATTTCTCCAAACTCGTCGAAAAGCATGTCCTCCACAATGGTGGGACATATTTAGATGCTGTAATATGTATATGCGAAGAAATGAGTTTGTCACCAGAGGTTGCAGGTAAACTTGTAACAAAACCGATAAAAGAAAAGTTGCAAATTGAAGCCACAACGTTAAACTATAATATCAATGTCCCACGGGGGCATGGTACTCTTTTTTGAAGTGGGGAGTTCCCACAAAGTAATAGGCCAAGGGAGATCCTTGGGAAAGGAAAGTTTATGAGTTTTAAAGACATGAAAAGAAAGTCTGTCGGTAGCATCAGCGAACTGACAAAGAAATTAGAGAGTGCTGAGAAGAAAAATTCTTATCAGGATGATCGCTTCTGGAAACCAACACTTGACAAGGCAAGCAACGGCATGGCTGTTTTTCGGTTCCTTCCAGCACCGGAAAATGAAGATATGCCTTGGGCAAAACTTTACACCCATGCGTTCAAGGTTGGTGGTCGCTGGTATATCGAAAACTCTCGCACCACGATTGGTGAAAAGGATCCAGTTTCAGAGATGAACTCAGAACTCTGGAACAGCGGTCTTGAATCCGACAAGGACATCGCTAGGGATCGTAAGCGTAAGTTGTCTTACATCTCAAACATCCTTGTTCTAAAGGATCCTGGCGCACCTGAGAACGAGGGCAAAGTGTTCCTCTACAAGTATGGTGTGAAAATCTTCAACAAGATTCAGGAAGCAATGCAGCCTGAGTTTGATGACGAAGATCCTATCAACCCATTTGATTACTGGGCTGGTGCGAACTTCAAGTTGAAGGTTCGTAAGGTTGGTGGTTACATCAACTATGACAAGTCTGAGTTTGAGTCACCTTCCGAGTTGCTCGGTGGTGATGATGGTAAACTTGAAGAGTTGTGGAAAACACAGCACTCTCTTCAAGCGTTCGTTGCTCCAGATCAGTTCAAGACTTATGATGAATTGAAGAAGAAGTTGCAAGAGGTTGTCGGTGACGATATCCGTGCGACGGAATCTGACTTCGTGAGTCAAAAGACTGTCGAGGATGTAGTTGTGGAGGAGACGGTATCCTCGGACAGCGGAGAGACAGAGGGTGAGGAGACTGACGCTTTGTCATACTTCCAGAGTCTGGGTAACGAAGACTGATTTCATTTTGGAGATGGATGAAATCAAAAAAGCCCCGCTTCGGCGGGGCTTTTCTTTTATCCCATTCGAGTTCTCCATATAGGTAATCTCATGTTTTCCTTTGAAATTCGAGTGAATGTATCATCTGATCCGGCACTGATATTAGCAGAACCAGTGGGTTTATTGCCTTTCATTATGTTGCGTCCCAAGTTTATTGGAATCGGCACTTGTTGACTTTGGTTTGCCTGTGCCTGTGCCATCATCATTTCTCTCTTTTCAATTTGTTTTTCTGTCACATTAGTTCTCTCTACTAAATTTTCACCAAGATTTACACCAGCACCACTTAGATTTTCTACACCCCGTGTGCTAACTTGTGGGATGCCGGAAGAATCATATCGTGGAGTGGGGGCAGGACCAGGAGAATTGTCTCTGAACAAAGATTCTACAGATCGTGCCGGTGGGGTATCTCTTGGTGTAAATGAGGCATCATAAGGTTTAATACTTGGATCGACCGGTCTTCTTCCTCTATTAACACTTGCTGTCATGACGGCTGATAACTCTTCGGGATTCAAACTATGCATATTTTCGTCCGTTGGTTGTTCAATCGGTGCCCTCTGTCCTCTAAGACGATTTGCAGTCATAACGGCCTCTAATTCCATTGGATCCAAACCATGAGTGTTTTCGTCCGTTGGTTGTTCAATCGGTGCCCTCTGCCCTCTGTTCATAGCGGCATCAGCGAATTTTTCTTTTTCCTCTTTAGACAAATTATAACCAGTGGTTGAGCCACCTACTAATTTTTGTAAATCCAACTCTGTTTCTTTTATTCGTTTTCTTAGGTGTGCAACTTGTCTTTCTTTTGTTGTTTTGTTTACTCTTGGATTATTTAATATTTTTTCTAATTGCTTTTGTAGTTGGGGTACTCGTCGAGTTAAAGTTTCTATTCTTTTCTCTTTTCGTCTAATTTCATTTTCTTTCTTTTGTGCTTCAGTCTTTGGTTTTTTTTCTTTAGGCTCTGTAAACATATGTGCGTACTGTCCGAACTTTCCACTCTCTATAAGTCTTCGTTGCACCTTTTCATTATCGGATAAACCAGATTCAAACATTCTTTGGTCTCTTTCTCTGACCATTCCATAAGTTTCCATGCCCTGTCTCTCAGCAAATTCTCTTGTTCGGGCTCCTTGGGCTTCAAGAAATCTCATGTTTTGTTCGTGAACACTTTCTGGTCCACCCTCACCCAAAACTGCCGGGGTTGGATTCATTACCATACCACCAGTTCTGTACGCAGGAATAATCTTAGTCAAAATGGTCACATCATTTCGACTGATTGGAATAAATCTTTTTCCAGATTCATTTAACTTTTTCATCATAATTTCAAGTCTAGAAAATGCTTTTGAAAAAATCTTATTCTTCTGGAGTGTTTTGTTCAATTTTTTGCCGTTAAATTTTACGGCAGGAGAAACATACTCTGGTTTATCTTTAGCGACAATCCCAAAGGAGGGTTTGTTTATTTGATGTCCTTCAGGAGACAGTTTTTCCATCTCTGGAATTTTACTATTCATCAAATTTGAAGCGATAGTTTTTATTTTACCACTAAATGGTAAACGGATCTTCTGTTTTCTCTTTCGGGACTTTTTACCTTTTCTTTTAAGTCCTGAAAGTAGTTTAGATAATAGTGTTTCTTCCGGCATTGTTTCTCTCTCTAATTCGTTGGTTTTCTTTATCTACATGTTGCCTTATCAATTCTATGTAGATTTCTCTTTCCCAAGGCATGAGAGATTCTAATTCAGTGATGCTCATTTTAAAGTGTATTATTAAATCAGAATTTGTCTTTATCATCGAGGTTATGTTTTCGTGACAAAGACTCATCCGAAAAAATCAAGCATACCTTCCAATCTTAACTTTCTTTCAACTCCGTCTTTTGTTCTATACTCAACCACTTTGTAAACATATGGTTGTTCTGTAATAAAATTACATAGTTTGTCATATTGTGCGTGAGTGAGGTTTTCAATAAACTCGGTTTTTTCGTCTTCGGAAATATCAGAGCCATCAAAAACTTCTTCATTCAATGTTATCGTGTTAATACATCTCGAAATTAAAGAATCGGTTGCATTTTTATTATCAATATTCATATAATCATACACGGTCGGAGATTTCATTTTTATGGTCATCTCATCGTTGATTTTTACCACATCTTTAACATCAGACTTATAAATGTCGAGATCGGTTAGATTGATGCCAACCCTCACCGATTCATCTGTCACTGGACAAGTAAAAATAGGCTCTGCCGTTTCCGAAACCGACTTTGCTCGAATTTGGCAAAACAAATATTCTAAGTCGACCATTGGAATTTTATATGCACTCTTCACATCATCAACACAACTTTCAACAATGTTTGCGATTGCATTGAGAACTGTCGAGTCATCGTCATTGTCTTTTGCCATTAAAAGAATTTTTTCCTCTTTCACAAGAAACGGTCTAAAGAATGTTTCTTTTCCCGTTGATGGAATTGTTGTTCTATATTTTGGTAAGGATGACTGTAAATGATCTAAAAGTCTCATAATTTCTCCATATTAATCTTTGGGGGATTGTTTTGTAGTATATTCCTTAAATCCAATTGTAACATTCAATGTAGCGACTTGGTTTATTTGATCGGCAGAGTACGACTCTTGAATGATTGATGTTGGATATGGTTCAATTAATTCAAGTCTCCATTTTCTGTTTTCGTTCATGTCCATAAAATCAAGGTTTACCGTGGAACGTGTGAGTGCAGAATATGATCCGGTTCGCTCAAGAGTGGATGTTCGTCCTGAGCCGGGGGAACTGAGTGGATTATACAAATCTAACCAATCCTCAAAAAAATTTCGGACACCCCAGTTTTGATCGACCAACAGACCCATTAGAATTGATGGCTCACCACCATAACCTCTTCTGATTGGTATTACTCTTGGATTTGATCCTTGTGCTGTTAATTCATCGGGAATCCCGTCTAAACTTCTCCCCGGCAAACTAAAAGTTTGAACAGGCCAGGTTAATACTCCAACATCATCATTTTCAACGTACACCTCGAAACGAGTCGGACGTTGTAACCCACCACCGATGCTACCTTGTCTGTTAAAAACCAGAGAGCGAAATGTATCAATATCTGATTTCATCAAAATAATTCCTTTTCGGTGAGAATCACAAAAGACCAGTTCCGCTTTTTGCAAAATTCTTTTGCGGCTTCCCATTTTGCCTCATTTACAATATATGTAGTGCATTCTGAGAGGTATGTTTTTTTTCTTTTTTTACCCTTTTCTGGTGGGATTGTTTGTTTATATGGCTTCACTTCTATGACTTTTGTTCTATGATCTCCATTGTTTTCACGAACCTTTACAATAAAATCCGGAAAATAGCGATGTTTTTTATTGTCAAGCGGTGAAATATAGGGAATGATTATCTCCTCACTTCCCCATTTGACAATATTTTCGTTTGTATCCAAATATTTACAAACCTTTCTTTCCCACAAAGAGCGGCATATTATGTTTGTTGGATCACCTACATATTTAGATTCATTAATCGGTTTATACTTTGTTTTGTAAGCCATGCTCTATTTATGGGGGTCAGCCATGCAATTTCCAATAGTAAATTCAACAGAGATCCAATTATGGGTGACATTTGAGGCACGAGTCTATACGAATCGTCAACAAGGACGAGCCGGTGGTGGCGGTCGTCAGGCCGGACTTGGTGGTAGGGATGCTATTTTTTCTGCTACACTACCTGTTCCCCCTAATATGTCATCTTCTGTGTCTGCGAACTATGAGCGAGGTGAAACTGCTGTGAATCCACTTATTGAGGGGGCACTGTCTCTCGCAGGTGAGGGTGAAGGTAGACTTCGGACTCTTGGTAGTTTTGTTTCAAAGTTACCTATCATAAAAGGTCTCTCGCCGGGATTTGTTGCTGATCTCACCACATCTGGATATTTTGGTGCCGTTGACATGGATCAATCCGACATGAGATTTACTCAAATGGAACACAGAAATTTTCAGTTTAATTTTAATATGATTGCAAAGAATAATGC